TAGTATTACCCTCTTATCATGGTTCTCGGTTCTCGCGTACCCCCTGTCAGACGCGTCCCTGAAGCTAAGATTCCCATGAATTGGACGTGTCGCGTATAAAAGCAGAAAATAAGGTTTCTCAAGTGAACTAAAATTATGGAATGGGAAGCCGCAGGCAAGGAATTTTTTGGCTGCTCACCATCCCCAGAGCTGATTGGGAAGACCCCGGAGAGTTACCAGAATGGGCCTCCTGGATTCGAGGCCAAGCGGAAGTGGGAGAAGGAGGGTATGACCACTGGCAGGTCATTGTCGCCTTCAAAACTAAAAAGTCCCTTCAAGCCTGCAAATTATTATTTACAAACACAACACACGCCGAGCTTTCTAGATCAGCTGCCGCAGCCGATTACGTGTGGAAAGACGACACTGCAGTCCCCGATACTAGATTCGAATATGGAGCCAAACCTATACGAAGAAACGCGAAAGTCGATTGGGAAGCCGTATGGACCGCCGCAAAGTCCGGATGTTTGGACAAAATCCCAGCTAGTATTCGAGTTCAGAGTTATAGCTCAATTAGAAGAATTGAATGTGATTACTCCCGTCCTGTACCAATGGAACGTCAGTGTCACATTTTCTGGGGACCTACAGCCACTGGAAAATCCAGACGAGCCTGGTCTGAAGCAGGCTCAGACGCTTATCCTAAAGATCCCAGGACTAAATTTTGGGATGGTTACCAGGGTGAATCAAATGTTGTCATGGATGAATTTAGAGGAGTTATCGCGATCGGTAATTTGCTCCGATGGCTCGACCGGTATTCTGTCCGTGTGGAAATCAAAGGGTCTTCTCGGGTACTATTGTGTAAATCCATGTGGATCACTTCCAACCTCCCTCCCGAACAATGGTGGCCAGACTTGGATGCCGAAACCTTTGCAGCCTTCAGAAGAAGGGTCAAAGTAACTCAATTTCATCTTCCTTTAATAAATGAGAATTAAATAATTTCATCTTTCCCTAAAAAATGAGAATTAAATAATTTCAGCTGCTTTTGGTAAAGTTTAATAAACCTAACCTATATTACAAATCATATTGTATTGTGAGCGAGTCCCGGTAACGGGGCTCAAGATTTCGCAAGCGCGCCGTCGAGCCCAAATAATCGCGTTTCTAACGTGGAGAACCAAACAATAAGAGGGCACGAGCGAGAATCGCTCT